CCGGCTTGCACACCACTGAAACCTAAGGTTTCAGTGCACGTAGGGATCATCAGTCGGAGTCTCGGTGTGTCAAGGTAATGAATCTTAGATTCACCTCTCTTGATCTGCACTATGGGGAGGTCTATAGTTGTTCTCGGAACAATCATAGCCTCCTCGCAGTAGAACATAAATCTCTTAGAGATATATGTGTCTTCCACCGAAACTCCGTTTCCGAGTTCCGAAGAAATGCCTAGATAGGTATTTAGAGTCTCTTCTTCGCCGATGGCCAAGATATCATCACCCACGATACTATAGACTTCTACCTGCGCTTGGCGCAGGCAGATGTCTTGGTTGAGGGTGAGGATTGATTTCGTGAGGAAGTCCCCCATGAAGATCCCGATGGTTGTTTTGAACATACCATCGATCATCATTCGGCCTGAATCGTCCTGCGGAACTACGTACCTCTCAGAGGTATGCAGTTTTGCCGCAAGGGCAATCAAGCCAAGGGGGGCTCCTTCAACTGTTTTGAGATGCCACAAGATCTCTCTCCAGATTCGCTTAGCGAATCTTCGAGAATGTTGATCCGTGGCATTACTCATGTCAGTCGAACACACGGGATGACCTTTGGCCTTTCCCCAAACTGTATCCTGAGGATGCAGATTGTGGTTAAGGTTCCATAGGTGACGCGATTTCATCATACCAGACTTAGTCTGGTACCTCTGTCTTAGACAGGGGCTGATGAGATGCGCAACTATCCCTTGTATTCGCGAAACGGCGAAGGGAGTGATCGTAATGAGCCGAGCCTTGGAAGGTTCAAGGACTACGTGTGGTTTCACGAGCTTAGCTAGTGAAGGGTTTTCCAAAACCCATTCCACACAATAGTCCAGGACGTCCTGGGAGGATTTAATCCTCCTAGGTGCGTGCACCCTTTCCAAGGTTATCGGATCATACCGATATTTCACTCTTCTTGTTCGAACTATGCGACATAGTTCTCCAGTTTGGCCTCCATTTTGCTGAGTGTTCTCGAGGCAGGCCTTAGGCCCGCACGAGATCTTAGCGTGGAGTCCCTGGACTGATCGGACAATTGCTGTCGCGCGCTTGATTGAGTCGCTGTAGTGATCTAAGATCGCTTCAGTGACACTTTCAGGCCGCGTAGTGGTCTCCGTGAACTTACTTAGTGAGTCACGAGCCATGGCTTTGTCCGCCAGTCCTGTGGCGCGCGTCTGACACCATAGGTTGACGTGGGTCCCTATCTCGTGCTTTCCCTCCCCCCTTGGGGCGAGGAGGCGAAAGTACTTGATATACGGTCCCATGTCACGACATGGTGGGATACTCTCCCCAAGAGCTAAGCTCTTGCGGATGAGTTTCTTTATCCTTTTCAGACGCTTGATGAACGTCGCATAATTGTTAGCACAGCCCTCGAGTGCAAAGCGGGTGAGGTGGTTTACGATTTCAAAATCGTACTCCTCTGCCTCTAAGAGGTAGGGAAGTACCACTCCATCCGCCGTGTCAAGCCACCGCTGAGCGGTGGCATGCACGTCTGACGCCTCCTGGAGGCGCCGGATAAGCGCTGGGCTAGCTTTAAACCAAAGGTTCGACAAGAAAATTGAGACTTGCTGGTCACGGTCGTACTGTACCATGGATTTTGGCTCTTCACTCCTGGAATGAAGACCAGCCCTTCTAAGAAGGGATCTTGGTAAGCGCGACCATCTGGTTAGGCCACCTTGAAACTTAGTTTCAAGGTAATACCTTTCCAGTTTGACCTGAGTTGAGAGGACGTTTGGGTCGTCGTCAATTTTAAGCCTGGGTCCACCCCTGCCATTAGATGGTAAAGGGGGGGCCCAGAGAAAATGACTCATAAGAGACCAGTGCTTAGCGCTGGCGTCTCGAGTCG